TCAAGCAACGCCACAGCATTATCTTCGTCATGCCATTGAATATACTTTTTTGCTGCTTCCTTTAATTTTCCCATGTACATCCCTTTCTGCTTTTTCAGCTAAATATTAAGTTTGTTTATTTCCTAAGAGAAAAATCTGCTCTTAAAAAACTGTTTCCATCAGCAAGAAATATGCCATCTCCTTTGGTCGGGTGATTGTAGAATTTTTTCAGCTTACTAATTGCCTCCGCTCCATCTTCAGCGTCTATCGGAATTTCATATTCATAAATTTCACGTACAATACCTTTATATTTTCCCATATCTATATCTCCCAAATACTAATACTGCTGATTATCAGTTTACCTGCTGTAGTAATATTGCTTTATAGCACTCAAGCGCCTCCAAAATAGTTTCTTTACATTCATCAGACCAACCTATACAGGCAAGTTGTTTCCGCGTCTCATCTGGATTATCAGTCTTTTGCGTCGCATGATCGATTCCCTTAACAAACACTGTAGCGCGGCTAATCTTCGGATATAAAATCGTGTTATACTCCTTTATTGTCATAACTTCTCCTTCCGAAAATATTAATCTAACTTAGCACCACAGTAAGGGCAATAACCGATACCATGTGCTTGATTTCCCTTTTTGTCGTTCCAAAACACCCAATACCAGTGTTTTCTGATTTTCTCTATGCTTATGTTATCTGCTTGATTAATTACATCACATTCATGATATTTGCTTTCCTGCATATCGTTCTTCTCCTTCCGAAAATATTTAATTTTTACAATATCCACGCTTACAGAAATATTGATTGGAATTAAAATACTTAGTCCAATATCTGCACTTCCAACATTTTTTACCTTTCATATCGCCCTCCAAACTTAATTTTCTGGTTTAAGAAACTTTCGATTTTTCCATGAAACCAAGTCTTTCAAGTCAAATGCCTCCCCACATTTAGGACAAACCGGAACCATGCTATAGTTATCACCACGGTACATTTTCTCAAGGTCTTTGATAACAACCATGTGAGGCTTATAATTTGCAATCTCTTGCCGTTGTTCCAGTAAAGATTGTACTTGATTTTCCAGCCGCTCATAATGCTTTGCAATTTCGTATAAGGCTTCAAATGGCTCAATTACCGCTCCGCAGTCCTCACATGTTACAAGCCTATTTCTATAGTCAATTTCATAATGAGGATTGTGACATTCACACAACTTTCTTTTCCCATATTCGATCCGCATTACATCAATGCGTTTTATTTTGTCTGGTAATTTTTCCATGGCTCTCCTTTATCGCTGAGCCTCAAGTTTTTCTTGACTGGCCTCATACCAAAAGGCATCTTCCTGCTTCCAGCGTGCACCGACGGCAATGACGACATCCTCCCCATGTTGCCGAAGAGCATCTTTATTCACCTTCTCCTCTGTGATAATACAATCCGTAAGCTTTTTTACCCTCAAGCGACGGATAATTTCCGCAACAAGCCCTTTGTCTTTTGGTATTACAACCGAAGTACTTTTCCGGAAGCCAGTCTCCCCGAAGTTGAGCGTCTTTGTCTTTTTGCCTCCGAGTTCATCGCGATGCTCTGTGACGAACTGCTTAATGTCCTTCTCAAGAGAGCTGATTCTGTCATGATGGGGTTTTGCTTCCTGCGCCGCTGTGATTTTGATTCCGTTTATTTGCTTGTTCATTTCACCCTCTATGTCGGCGATCGCGATTTCTTCCTCGGCGATCTCCTTGAGCGCGGCATCTACTTCCTCCCACGTCTTAAAGACGGGAGCCTCTATAATTCGTTTTCTTCCTGCCATAACTTGTAACTCCTTTCTGTCTATTCGTTTTCTTCCTCTATGACAGGCTCTTCCCCGTCATAGAGCATGTAATTCTTTGTTACTGTCATGTACAATCCAAGGGGTAGGATGATAATAAGCACGGCGGTCGCGTCCCGCTCTTCCAGCGTCTCACCTGTGGAGGCCAGAAGCAGCAGGAGAATAGAGATCGCAACAAGGGCGAAGCCCATAAGCCGCTGTTTTGTCATTTTCATTACTTCGGCCTCCTGTCCGTTAGAGCATCATCATATCTGACGCCTGAGCGATAACCTTGAGTGTGATCGTTGTCTCGCCGTCCGCGTTTAAAATCCGGATGATATTATTCAGCGTACGGTCGAAGAGCCTGAAACATCCCGTCTGGCTGTTACACGCCCGGGCCTTGAGCTCCTCGAGTGCCTCCCTGTCGATGTCGTATCCTTCGAGGTAGCTCTCGACCTCTGCGCCCGAGAGCCCCTTCAGGGAGGCGTAAAAATCGACCCGGTTTGCGAATCGGTTGAGGTATGTCTTGATCTGCGCTTCAAGGCGAAGCTCCCCGGCGATCACGAGACCGACGTCTGCCTGATCGAAGATTCCGCGAAGAATCTCCATCTTCTTTTGGGTGTATTTGCTGATGAGCTTATCGGCCTCGTCGATGATAATGAGATAGCCCTTGTTGACGTTGCAAAACTCTCGGATGCCGTTGACCCGTTTCCAGATTGTGCCATAGGAGGAGGGGATTCCGAGCGCCCGCTCAATCGCCTCCACGAGATCACGGCTACTCATCGTATCGTCACATTCCACATAGGCAACCCGGGGCATCTTTGCGTAATACTTGAGTGCGTAGGTCTTGCCAAATCCGCTTTTTGCGACAACGATGCCGAGTCCGATGTCCTCCTGTGCCGCGCTGCATACTCCGATAACCTTTTTCATATCCCGGCTCTCGAAAATGTCCGTCCGTTTCTTCAGGAATTTCCGGGGAGCTTCCCCGGAATCACTGGCGTCGAGTTCTTCTCCGTGATCCCGAAGAAACTCGGCGAGTTTCCGCTCGAGATCGGTTGTGTCACTGTCGTACTTGCCCGAGAGATAACGGGAGATCGTTGGCCTCGAGTAGTTGGTCTCACGGGCAATTCCCGCGATGCTGCCTTTTGTGGCAGCAAGGTAGTCGTTCACGCGATCTGCGATCGTTCTTTCTTCACCTGTATAAACTGCTGCTGTTGCTTCCATCTGTAAAACCTCCTTATCCGATTCCTCTCAGCTTTGAGAGGGCCGCTTCCGCTTTCGCGGTGATAAACTCCGAATCGCCTCCGGCCTTCGCGGATGCCTTCCGCTTTGCCTCGGCCTCTCCCCGGAACTCCTTGTCGTTGGGGAGTGTGATGACCTTCGGCGTCTGGCTGCGCTCCGATCTGATTGTGAGGTCGAGCGCTCCGACCGCCCGGGCCTTCCCGTCCCCCTCCTCAAGCCGGAGCTCGTAGGGGCGGCGGAACTCTTCGAGGGTCTCCCGGACTTCCTTTTGTTGCCGCTTCTGATTGCGGAGATGCTTCTCGAGGGCCTCCTGTGACATCTTCGGGGCAATCATGAGCAGCTCGGCAGAGACCGCCTCGCATATCTTCCGCCCGTCCCGGGTGTAGACGTAGAGCTTCGTCACGTCGTCGATGTCCCACTTGATCCCCACCTTCTCGCCGACGTACTTCGCGAGCTCGTAGTCCGTGTAAAGCGTGCCGAATTTCATGATGCCCTGATTCCTGACGAGGGCTGTGTCCGCCTTCATGAGCAGCATCGCCGCATACTCCCGGGGCGGAGCGGCCTTCTCATAGCGCTGCCCGTGTTGGAAGAGCTCGATCGGCGTGATCCATTTCTCCCGGTCTTTCTTGAGGCCGCTGTGCTCCCGCTTGTGATAGAACTCATCTTTCCAACGTGTCCAGAGATCAAAAAACTCTTCCATTGTGAGCAGCTCGCCGCGCTCAAGCATCTGATTGATGTCCTTCTTGCGCTTTGCTTTGGCCGTCGACCCGGTAAGCGTCCCGACGTAGCTGTCCATCCACTTCGTAAACATGGAGCAGACCGATCCGAAGAAGCGCTCGATCTCGCCCTTGCTCCACGGCTGATATGGTAACGATCGGCTCCATTCCTCAATTCCAATCGACCTGTAGAAGCCCTTCGTTTCACTGTCAAACTCGAGCGGTTTGCAAGCTCTTACCTTGCGGCTCTGCCCGAGGTTCGTCTCGGCGGTGTAGTCCTTGCCGTTATCAATGTGCAAGTGCTTCGGCACGCCTCCCGGCGTCGAGTAAATCATCTTGACGAGGGATTCTTTCAGCGTTTGCGCGTTCGCATCGACGCACATGACATCACCGAGGATGCAGCGCGAGCGGGTATCGAGCCATGCAACGAGCTTCGGCTTGACGGCGGCGGTCTTTCCGTTCGGGTAAGTGACCTGAACCCAGCAATCGAAGGTGTGCTCATCACCTTGTACATACTCCATAACCCGAAGCGCCGAGACATTCCTCTTGCCTTTAATCATCCGTTGATTCTTCCATTCCCGGGAACCGTTCGCTGCGTAGAACCTCGCGCTCTCACCTCGTAGATCGTTCATGAGG